GTTCAACGTGAAAGAAAAAGAAAAAAAGAATCAATTGAATACGTTAGATATTAATCAATTATCCGATTGTATTACTGAAATTATAGGCAAAGATAGGTTACAAGACTATATTTTTATGACATTATTATTAGGTAATGATTTTATGCCACATTTTCCTGCATTGAATTTGAGAACAACCGGCATGGATACATTATTGCATACATATGTAGAATGTATGCAAGATAAACCAATGTTTCAATGCGAAATACAATGGGATAATGTACGTCATTTTATATCATCGTTGGCGAATAAAGAACACACTTTATTTATGGAAGAACACGCATCCAGAAATAAACGAATTGTAGATAATACTACCTTAGAAAAACGTGTTAATAATTTACCTATGTTAAAACGTGAAAAAGAATATATTATTTGTCCTACAAAGACTGATTGGCAAAAACGTTATTATGAAGAATTGTTTCAACCTAATATAGTTATAGAAGAAGTATGTACCAATTATGTGCAAATGATGGATTGGAATATGAGGTATTATACTAGTGGATGTACGAATTGGACGTTATATTATCATTATGCATATCCACCTTTATTGGAAGATTTGACAAAACATATACCGTTGAGTCAACAAATAGTAGAAGATAAAACAGTATTGTCATCAGATGAATTATTAGAATATGTATTACCTCCTGCATTAATGTTTTATGCAGATAAACCAACATTTACTACAAAAATTAAAGAACCAAAATTAGTATGGTCGTATTGTACCTATTTATGGGAAGCTCATGTAGAATATTAATATTTATATAATATATGGATTTACCAAAATTAAAAAAATATGTGCAATTATTTTTAAAAAAATATAAGCCATCGAATCAAGTACCACTAAATGAACTTTTATTTAAACAAATGTCGTTTGTTTTAGTTCCAATAATTAAACAAAGTATGATGGAAGAACCATCTTATTGGGATGGTATACGAATCGAATCAAATGATTATTACAAATGTAAAAAACAATTAACCATGACAAAAATAGGAAATGGTATGTTTGGAACTGTTTATAAAGTACCTGTAAAATCTTGTATGAAACATATTCCATCAGGTGTTAAAGTAGTTGCTGTTAAAATAGAAAATATAAATTATTCTGATTTTTATAGTCCTACTCAATTGAAAACAGTCATTGATATTAGTCATAAAGCATCGCAACTTGATATTGGACCTAAATTATACGACACTTTTATACTTAAACAATCAGATGTTTTTTTATTAGTAAAAGTATACGAATATATAGAAGGAACTACATGGGGTAATTTTAAATCAAAACAAGAGTATAAACACGCTTTTGACCAATTAAAACATCATATTCATTTAATGAATGAAGCAGGCATTATTCATCATGATTTGCATTCTGAAAATGTAATGATATCCAATGGGAAAGTCTATATTATTGATTTTGATAGAGCAAATTATTATCCTACAGAAGAAGAAAATGCACTATTTATGTTTGAACAACGTAAATATGGTAATTTACATGATGACATAGAATCAAAAACAATATTTGTGTTTAACATGCTTCTTAAACAAAAGATAATTAATATGGGTACACGGAAGAATAAAAAGACATTTTAAATATTCAAAAATTGATTAATAAACTCTACTAAATAACGTGAAATATCATTAGGTGTTTTTGTATTATATGCAGGTAAATTAATGTAGGTAACATTGGGAGCTAACATAAATGGATGTTTTTGGTCATCTATAAATAGTACTTTTGAATTTGGAGGATATTGTGTACAATTCCAAAAATCTTTTAAACATTTTGATTCTTGTTTACGTTTTGGTTCATACTTTTTTGCATACACTATTTTATCAAATAATTCATAATTTAATTTTTCATGTAAATAAAGTTTAATATACTGAATCCAAATAGGATGACCTTGATTGTTTGTAAACATGACTACCTTACAATTGGGTCCTTTATGGTGGCAAATATATTTTAATACTGTTATAATATTGGGTTGCAAATAGTGAGGATTTGCATCTAACAAATATCGAAATAATGGATAAGATAATTTTTTATTATGAATTGTAGTTTCACAATATTGTGAAAATTCAAAAAATGCTCCCAGAGTTTCATCAACATCAAATACAATAATTTTCATTCTTTACTTATAGGTATAGGTAAAAAATATTCAACTTTAATTTATACTTGTACTATATGGAATTGTGGTTAGTATTAATTATTATTGCATTAGTTATTTTATTTGGTTTTATTGGAATTCCAACTATATATGATTGGATTATATTTGGAGGAAACCGTATGGAAAATATTATGTCTCCGACACGTGGAGGTAAAAAACGTTAATTATCTATTTTAAATTCTAATTTAGGAATACAAATGTGTTTTGTAATTGAATTTGTATATACTTCTTTGTCTACATTTAATTTACTCACTAATTGCGTATATGTATCTGTTTCATATTCATTCTCATACCATGTAGGATGATTATGTTGCCATTGTTTTAAATAAGCTTGTTGTAATGTATTTGCAGTATCATGTATTGTATCGCATACTTTTATTAAATTGTGTTCCCAAACATTTTTATTTTTAATGCATATTTTTTTACGTTTTACATCTAAACAATGAATAGGACGTTTATAAATACCAATGTTATATAATTCATTGCAAATTAATTGAGCAATATCATCTATATTTTGAGTATCATGAATATTTAACGTATTTATAAAATCACTCCAATTCAATGCATCTTTACATGTATCATTCAGAAAAATATTCAAATTAAATCTCTGATTTGTTATATTTCCTATTTTAGGAATTAATTCATTAATTTGTTGTTGTTGTGTATCAATTTGCTCTTGTTGTTTTATTATAATACGTTTTAAATCGTCTGCATCTTCTGTTGAATTAAGATTAATATGTTTTTTCGTTGCAATATGTCGTTTCCAATCCCCCTTTTTTTTACATGAAAAATTGCATTTAGAACATGTAAACATACTTATACATAGATTATTCTAAATCGTTTAACTTTTTTTATAACTAGAATATATGCCTACAAAACGTAATTCGCCATCGGGATGTATTACCGTACCCTATCAGTTATGTCGAAAAAAGTCAAACAAAGAATGTGAATGGGTATATGGTTCTATTAAAGGTCAAAAAACAAAGGTTAAAAAGAGACACTGTAGAACGCGTAAAAATAGAAAACGTTTAGTATTATGACATTTAGTTTAGAAATTTTAACCAATAAACGATTAAAAAGTTATAAAAATACAAGTATAAATCATAGTATAAAATAACTAGTTATACTATGAATATTGATTTTGGTTCTTCTGATACTTTAGAATTAGCTGAACATAAGTCTGAAGTATCTTCTACTGAATCTCAAAATGGATGGTCTGATGATATTGAAGCGTTACTTCGAGATATGGAATATAACTCTGGTATATTATCACAAATTCATAAAGCAAATTATCTTGTATTGCACGAATATATTAAATATTTTAAATTACCTATTATTGTATTATCTAGTTTAAATTCTATTTTTTCAGTAGGATTAAGCGCTTATTTAAATCAATCCTTAGTTTCAAGTATTAATTGTTTAATTTCATTAATTTGCGGTATTATTAGTAGCATTGAACTATATCTTGGATTACAGAAAAAAATAGAAAATGAATTATTATCTTATCGAGATTACTATTTATTAAGTATTAAAATAAATAATTGTCTGAAATTAAAACGTGAACATCGTACAGAGCCAAATGGTCAACTTTTTTTAACTGATATTACAAATGAATATACAGGATTGTTTGAATCCTCAGAAATACATTCTCAAAATTTTAGAGACCGATTAATATCTATAGATATTACTAAAACAAAGAATAAATTGTTATTATCTCCTTAATACGATGCAATCATGTATTGTGAAATCATAAGTTGACTTTTTATAATTTGGTCAGTTGACATTCTAGCAAACCATTTATAATTTAATCGTTTTAATATTTCGTTTTGTGGTATATAAATACCATATAACGTTGACATAGGATATTCAATTGGTGTTGTTCCTAATAATTCATCAATCGTTACAGGTTCACCTGATATTTTTTTAATACCAATATATTTGCCATCTATAATAGGAATATTTCGATTACACCATAAATTGACATTATCAATAAAATCAGGTTGAGCCGTTTTATCTAAAAATAAATATTCTTGATATTCAACACATTTTTTCATAATTGAATTTTTCTTTTTACAACCCATCATTTGAATATTGGGAATATATTTAGTTTGGTCATAAGTAACTCCATGATTTACATCTTCAAGTACAAAAACACCTTTTTCTTTTAAACTTGATGAATATAAATCATATAAATTATGAATACACAAAAAAGAAGGCGGAACAACAAATCCTCCATAATTGTATACTATCATACTTAATCCTAAATGTCGATAATGGTCTTTGTTCGGTTGAGGTACATCATGAATATTAATATTCCAATTCAACAATGAATCAAACACATCATCATTTATTAAACACACATTAAATGAATCTTTGCATTTATCATAAATACTTTTCATTGTTATTTGAAGATAAGGTTGGTTTATTTTTAATGTATTTCTAGAATAAAACGATTGCCAATTACGTGCATTAATATCAGGAGTACTAAACAACCACAAAATAGGTTTATTTTTGGACATTTTTTCACCAATAAAATATTCAGAAACATATTGATAATGTTCATGTGATTCAAACAGGTCTTCGGAATCTTTATACGATGAATATATATATTTAGAGATTAAGGAAAAAACAATGATTAATATAATTTTACTATAATCCATATTTACTACATCTAAAATTATTTTAGAGATATACATTATGTTTAAAAAGTCTCTTCCTGCATTTACATTATTATTAATTGTTTTGTTATGCGCTGTTATGTTAATGTCACCTAATGAAGGATTTACAACAAATGCATACGATTTAGATAATGATATAGCTAAAAAACCCCAAGTACTTGTTTTATTCTTTACTACTAACTGCGGTTATTGCAAAGATTTAGCTCCTGAATGGGAAAAAGTTGAAGCGCAATTACCTGACACCACAACTTCAGTAGATTGTACAAATACATCTGACCCGGATGTAAAAGCTGTTATGAAAAAATATAATGTAACTAGTTTCCCACGTATGGCATTTTTTAATAATGGTGTAATTCAAGAGGACTATAGTGGTCCTCGTAAATCTGAAGATATTATTCAATATATAAAGAGTAAAACAGGTTAAAATTGTGATAGTATTTCATGTTTCAAATCTTCGCATTTAACATACATTGTATCTCTTACAATGTGTGTATATCCATTTATATTTACCCATTCATGCCATGAATAACTATAAAGTTGTGGTGATAAATAAAGTACTTGACGATTTCTATGCCCAACAGTATCAGGCCATGTTGGGTCGCGTTCAATACCTATTTGTAAAACTTTACGAACAGTAACACAATTGTTATATTCATAAAATAATAGTACATCATCACATATTGCTTTATTTTTATCTGAATCGTCCCACATCATTTGTAAACCTTGATGTTGTTCACGATACAATTGGTCTGTATAATCTCGACGAGAATCGGGTATTTTTAGATTTCGAGTTCCATCTGGATTCAATGCTTCTTTTTTTACTTGTTTTGCAATTGGCGTAAGAATTACTTTTCGTTCCATGTTAAAATACATTCATTAATAAATATACAATCATTTCAATTTTAATCGACCGATAATGCAACATTGTCTGTATCAAACAATTCTGCATTTACTTCTGAAACATCTACAATATTTTTAACACCAATCAAGTCGCCATTTTTATCCAATGTCTGGGTAAGCTTATTACCGGCACTGGTTGCTTTTGCAATGTTTTCTTCCATTGCCTTTTTCTTACTGTCTTTCACGCGTTTATTGAAAAAATCTTTAGCATTTTCCTCATTCGTCTTTTTATTCGACATTAATTGATTTAGTTCTTGTTCCAAAAATTCAACCTTACCTGTGCGGTAAGCATCTGGTTCCCATGGCATCCAAACACCAACAGGTCCTACATACACATCAAAATATGGGTCGTTCTCTCGAAGAATTTTAGCACGAACTTCCGCCTCTTCTTGGGAAGGATATACACCGCGAATTTTTAATCCTCGTGTATTTGTCTGAAAATTATTTTGTTTGCTATATTCTAATTCCAATGCATCGAGGTTCTTATCTAGGAATGTTTTATAATCGTCCGATACAGACATTGAATTAAGAACATCCTTTTCATCCTTACAAAATTCAGTAAGGTCAGTTGTAACTTGTTCTGAATCCAAATTATATTTATAAGCCAAAAAAGCGGTAAATTTAGCAAATTTTTCAACAGATTTAGTCATATCCCAAGATTTTACAAATTGTTCAAAACAAAAATGTTCTTTAGACTTAATTACATTTTCGGGAGAAACAAAAGATACACAAACAAACTTTTGTTGAGCAATAGGTTTATCTTCCTCCAATAAATCAACTACTTTAGACATATTATTTCATAAGTTGTATATTTAAGTTTTAATTATATTATATTTTTTTCTTTGTATTTAATATAATGTTCGATTTAGGAGAATTAGTAAAACGCGCCATCAAATATTTAGTGGAAGGTCTAATGGTGGCTATTGCCGCTTATGTCATTCCTAAGGGCAAAGGTCTTTCTATGGATGAAGTCGCTCTTATTGCACTTACCGCTGCAGCAACATTCTCTATTCTTGATACATTCATCCCAAGCATGGGCGTAACTGCTCGTACTGGTGCCGGATTCGGCATTGGTGCCAATCTAGTTGGATTCCCGCGGTAAAATCTTAATTCTTATCTTTATATGCTGTGTCAATATAAAGATAGTTTGAAAAGTAATCAAAGATGTTTAATTTAATGAATGTTCAAATACAAAAATTGAGTTTAAAAATAGAAACTATTCATTTATAATGGGAAATATATTTGAAAAATCAAAACGTCCTGACCGTCAAATATTATCAACTGAATATATTCGTCGTTTAATTGATAGACATTGGTCATCTATATCCAACCTATCTATTGTACAAATAACTACATTTCTTCAAACTACATATTCACCAAATATTACACATGAGATGATAGAAGATGCTCTTCGACTAGAACCATCTTATGATAGTCCGAATCAAATAAATAGACATTCTTTATTATATGCATAACATAAAGGTTTAAAAAATTGATTTTTATACTACATTTTTATTAAAGTAAAAATGGGGTCTTGTATTTCAAACTGTTATTGCTTTCCATGCAAAATTGTATCTATCCATGTAGTTCTTAAATTACCACATGGTCAAAAAGGTCTCATCTATAATAACGGTGCATTCCATCCAATGGAATCAGTACAAGATTGGGTACAATCTTTATATTCATCTGGATGGGATGGATGGGCTGCATATAATGATGAAACGTGTGTAACGAATAAAAAAACAAAAGGACATTGTAAAGGTGTTGTTACCTGGAATACAACTAAAATAGGTTGGTTAATTCATTCCGTTCCAAATTTTCCTACCGAAATAACAAATACTTCTATTTCACCTATTCTTCCATCCGAACTTATTTATGGTCAATCCTTTGTTTATCTAGAAATGCCTTACTCGAAAGAATGTTTAGAATCAATATTAAAACAAATTGAATGGATGGATGCCAACATTTATTTATCTAACAATATGATTACGCCACTCTTTTATTTTACAGTTACAGGAATTAAAACTATGGTTATTTCACCAACTATTTCACATCATTCTAAACCATCCCATTATATTATGGATATTTACGGTGAACATTTATGTGAACTAGATAAATCTACATGGTATGTAGAAACCTGGAGACGTGGTTCAACAATTAACACTATTATTCCAAATCTTCACGATGTAAAAAATTTAGGATGGTTTGCAATAAATTATAAAGAATCTCAAGACCATTCAAAATGGGCCGTATCAAACCAACATGTATGGATTGGTGATTTGAATCGTATGGAATCACAAATGAAACGCGGAGGCGGAGGTGTTGTGATACGTGATGCTGCTATGGTAAGAGCATTTCGTGGATTAATTATTAATTAACACGCCAATGGTTATCACAATCAATACATGTAACAAACGATGTCATGGGTTCATCTGCTGACCGAATTTGAAGTTGATAATAAGAACAATTTTTGCTATCACATCGATAACATTTGAATGAAGTAGTATTTGCTGTTAATTTGTTATTTAACATAGATTCGGCTATTTTTTGTTGTTTTTCAAGAAATGGTTTCCATATGGTTGGATTCATTTCTTGATGGGTCATGTTTGCTATTTTATATGGGTCTTGACGAATCAATTGTTGTACATGGTCTGTTTCTATATTGAACAATAATGTTTTAAATTTGGAAACATAAAGTTCAACGAAAAAGGGATTATTCCATTTTTTTATAATTTTACGAGTTGTACATTCTTGAATTGTATAATTATAAATACCATTTTCAATAATTAATGCAGTAGATTCATTATTCAACTTACTATTTAACGTAGTGCGAATTGTTTCACGGAATAGGATAGGATTTTCTACAATACGCATAGTTTATCCTACTTCAAAAAAAATATTTTTAAATCAATTTTCTTCAAACTTCATCATCGCTTACAACAAATCCATCTTTTACATACCCGTCTTTAGTCAATGCCATCAACGTAGTTTCTTCGGCAGATGCTTCTGAATCAGATTTAATATCATCAAATCCACCCATTAGTTCTTCATACATTTTTTTCCATTCTACAATAGTAACTGGTCCATCTGGATTTACCAATAAACATTTTCCATAAAATATTTTAGTATCAAAAGGTGGAGGAAAATCGTATTTAACTATTTTTGATGTTTCTTTCTGCTTTGTTCTACCATACAAATAAATAGTTTTTCCATTTAAACGCCAAACACATTTTTTTTTACCATAAGTTTCCAACTCTACATCTGCAATTTCTTTCAAATTTCCATTGCGTTCTACCAAAATGTACATAGTGTAATTGAAACAATCTATTTAAATTTTTTCAATTTTAATATTAAATAAAATTGAAAAAGTTTTATTATAAAAAATACATTAAAACATTCACAATGTCTACATGGAAAAATGGCGAGCTTATTTTTGATACAGAAGATATTTACCATGTATCTTTTTATAAATTGAATGGTATACCCGTTCGTTGTATTATCTCTATGTATGACGACTTTCCTGTTGGTGTAATTTTTCACATTCTTGGACATGGTGACTGGATATATTTTAATTCCAATTCTGTTGCAAGTAATTCTACTATCCCCCGTGTACTTAATCTATGGAATATGTACACAGCAGAAACTTCTGAAGAAACGGAACGAATCAAAACAATTTTATCAAATGTATATGATTATGCCAAAAATATTACATATCGAATGAACGGAGAAGAATTATAAAAATTATCTCTTGTTTTTTATAGAAATACTTACAATTTTAAAAATTGATAAAAAATAATAAACAATTGTAATCTATAATGGATTTTACAATTATTACACGAGAAAAAAATAATGTTATGTATACAATTGCATACCGACATTTACCGTTGTTTGAATTAGGGATTAAAGTACCTAATCATGAATACTATATTCAATATGTAGATAAAGATAAACAGGACATTTTTGATACATCTTATAGTTATAAAAAAATATCATTTGGAGATGTGATGGAATTAGCAGAAGATAAAATAAGTTCAGTGTTACAAACCATTATATTGATGAATGAAATAGTAGATGAAATTAAATATTAATGTACTGTGAATCAATTATATACCGTGACCCGTTATAATTTATTGAAAATGGACCTGTCAACTTGTTGAAGAAATCCAAACAAATATTGGATTGCATTGGCAAAAATTTAATATAAGCAATATTTTGTTCTTCAAAACTGCATTCTTTAACACATTCAACACCAAATAAATCTTTCAATGCATCTTTCACGTGCTGAATTTGAGGAGAACGCACAATAATAGGAGGAAGTTGAACCAACGCCATTTTATATAATATACATATTTTATTTTGTTTCAATTTTAATTAAATAGTATGTGGTATGTTTAAATATGGGTAATCAACTCACTAAAAAAGTAAGTTTTCAAGACATACAATATGCACAAACCAACGAACGTACTATCATTATTAATACATTACCTGAACAAGAACAATCTATTTTAATTTATAAAACAACACCTATTACATCTGAAATAAGCCAAGTTGAAAATGCAATTAAGTTAAAAAATAACATTATTATTTACGGTAAAAATAGTAATGATGAAACCATTTATATTAAATATAACCAAATTAGTAAATTAGGAGGATTAGCATATATTTATGTTGGAGGACTATTTGAATGGTTGCTATTACAAGATATTTATGGTCCTGAATTATTTAAAACAACAAGTAAAACATTAGATATTTTAAAATTCAAACCTAACAATATATTAAATACAAATTATATTACGTATTAATTATGGCAGGTGGATTATTAAATTTAGTTGCAGTAGGAAATCAAAATATTATTTTGAATGGAAATCCACAAAAAACATATTGGTCAAGTACATATAAACGAATTACCAATTTTGGAATGCAACATTTTCGGTTAGATTATGAAGGTTTACGTCAATTATCCGTTTCAAATGAAACTACTTATACATTTAAAGTAAAACGATATGCAGAATTATTAATGGATACCTATTTTGTTATACAAATGCCTGATATTTATAGTCCAATTTATCCTAATTTGACTACAGATGAGTGGGTACCTTATGAATTTAAATGGATTAAAAATTTAGGAGCGATTATGATTAAAAACATTAAATTTACAGTTGGAGGTAGTTTAATTCAGCAAATGACAGGTACAGATATGGTTATTTTAGCAAATCGTGATTTAAATGCTACTTATAAAAGAAAATGGGATGAAATGATTGGAAATACACCAGATATGAATGACCCTGCTAATGCATTAGGACGCATAAATAATTATCCAAATGCAGTCTATAACAATGGTATAGTCCCCGAACCTTCTATTCGCGGAAAACAATTACGAATTCCATTACCTATTTGGTGGGGGTTTACGTCACAACAAGCATTTCCATTAGTAGCTTTACAATACAACGTTTTACAAATTGAAATTACTGTTCGTCCTTTACGAGAATTATTTCAAATCAATGATATATTAAATGCACCTTATCCTGTAATTGCTCCAAATATGACTATACCAGAACAACAATTTTATCGATTTTTGCAACCTCCGCCAAATGTAGATTTAATTTATACAACTACTAATACAAATTGGAATGAAAATACTCATTTATCATGTCAATATTGTTTTTTATCTGAAGAAGAATCCAAAATGTTTGCATTACAACCTCAAAAATATTTAATTAAAGAATATCACCAAACTACATTTACATATGTAGGTATTACAGATAAAGTTTGGTTGCAAAATTCAACGGCTCTTGTCATGTGCTGGATGTTTTTATTTCAACGTACAGATGCTCCTTTGCGAAATGAATGGAGTAATTTTACAAATTGGCCTTATGATTATCTTCCAGCTCCAATTGAACCATTACCGAATACAATAGAAGATGGACCCTTTGGTACTATAGGATATGGTTTAAATCCGTCAACAGGAACTGCTACAAATTATTATGGTACTGGAAATTATCATCCTGAAAATCAAAAGAATATTTTAGTACAATTTGGAATTACATTGGATGGTACTGTCAGAGAAGAATTACGAACAGCTAATATTTATTTACAAGACCAACAATATTTGACTAGTGAAGGATATGGTTATACTTCATTGAATGGGTTGTATCAATATAATTTTTGTTTAGATACATCTCCTTTTAATTTACAACCTTCTGGTGCTATTAATTTAAGTAAATTTTCAAAAATAGAATTTGAATTTACTACTATTACCCCACCCCTTGACCCCAATTCTACCTTTTTAGTTATTTGCGACCCGGATTTAAATGCTCAAATTGGTGTAAATAAAACTTCGTATAGCATATATCAATATTCATTTAATTTGTACGTGTTAGAAGAACGATATAACGTACTTACATTCTTAGGTGGTAATGCTGGAATGATGAATGCTCGATAATTTAAATAAAATATAATTTATGGA